CTATTTCTTTTAATTCATTAGCTCTTTCAAGTTGAATAGCAATTAATTTTAAGGCTGTTAGTATTTTTTCCATTATTTTTTCGCTTTTCCACCTTTTTTAGCAACCATTCTTTTTGGATTGTATCCAAATTTTTTTGCTAACTCAGGTTTTACTTTAGCTAATTTAGCTAAACCTTTTTGTTTACTTTTACTTATTGGTTTTCCTGGCATTATTTTTCTCCTATAAATTTTTTGACTATTCTTTCATTTCTTTTATGCTTAGCTGCTTCTTTTGCTTTTTTAGAAGCTTGATCTATATTAAATAAAGTTTGATTTAATTTTGCTTTAGAAGCTTTTGTTTTTTGTTTAACAATAGCTAATTTACTTTTAGTTTTTTCTAATTTTGTTGTAGGCACATTTGGTTTTACAGAACTAATAGTTGGTGAAACTTTACTTGCACCTTTTTTAAAAAGTAATTTACCGAAAAATCCTACAGCCATTATTTTTTGCCTCCCTTAAATATTTGTGTACCCTTTATACCATAAATGCTCGCCACGACAAGGATCCACAAATTTGTAAACCAGGCCGGCAGCTGCTGGAACTGTTCAAAAAACATTTTTATCTTTTCTGCTGCACCCGGATCGTCGCTGAAGACCCCCCAGGCGATCACCAAAATTGGCGCCGTTAACACAAGCAAAACGAACTCGTCTTTCCAGTCTGATTGACGAGCTTCTAATAATTTGCCCTGATACTCGCTCTCCCCTTTCGCCATCTTAGAGGCATGCATGTGCTGTGCATCAGCCATCGCCATCTTTGTCTCTTGTTTTTTCTTATAGATGTGCGTTGCTGCGTTTAAGCCTAACTTTAATGCGCTAAACCACATAAATTAGTACCAAGTAGCTTCTTTTTTCTTTTCAGATAGCATTCTTTTAGTTCCTCTAACTTTTTCTTTGTCTCCAGTAGGAATACCGTTGTAAGAACCGTCAGCAGTTGTTTTAGATCTTGGATCTACTTCAACATTTTGACTTGGAACTGCCATTTGTTTTGCTTTTTTATAGTTCATCATAGTTTTTTACCTTTACTAGTTTATATTAGCATTATTTTTTTTTGCAAGACTTACTCCAGCACGTAATTCTGCTAATTCTTCGTTCTGATCCATCTTATCTTCAGCTAATTCTCTTGCTTGCATCAATTTTGCTCTGTCAAAATCAGCTTTTGTTTGATCAGCTTCTCTTTTTCTGTCATTTTCCATCGCTCTTAGGTCAACTTCACGTGATTTTAACTTCAATAGTGGGTCTGAATCAAATTGTGAAGTAATTTCGTTCTCTTCTTTCATAAATTCTTCAGTCATTTCAGCAATCAACACTGCTTTTCTTGCTTCAACTTGGTTTGTAAGCATTTGTAACTGTTGTTGAACCTGTGGATTCGTTGCAGCCATCTGTTGCATTTGCTGCATTTGCATTAACTGCTCTCTAAATTCCATTTGAACTTGTTCTTGAGCCATAATTGAAATGTGTTCTAGTATATTTTTTTGTATTGCAGCCATAACAGGTGGATTATTTCTTACCATGTTAACAGACATAAAGTTTAAGTGAGCTGTAATGTGTGCTCTATGGTCTTGACCTGGAAAAGCTTGAAAAGGTTTTCCTGCCATTGCATCAATGTGCTCTAAACTTGGATCTTTTGGTGCAGTTGGTGGAGGTGGAGGTAGAACTGCATCTACATCTTTAACACCAATTGCATTATACATGTTTCTATAGATTTGATACATGTTGTGCATCTGTGGATTTGATGTTGCAATTTGTAATTGCGTTTGTGCAAGTGTAATTCTTTGAGACATTGAAAATATATTAGGGTCTGCTACTGGCACTACATCTACTCTATCATCAAAATCAGTTTGTTTAATATTTCTTGCACCACCTACAACATCATAAGGATATTCTGGTGGTAAGTATTGTGAAACTATTTTAGATAATAATTTAAATTCATTCTTCATCGCTGCATAACATCTTTTGTGTATTGCAGACATAACACGAGAACCACGTTCAAGAAGTGCAACTGTAGTTCCTACTGCAGCACCTTGGTTACCATCACCCACTTGCATATCAGCAATAGCCGCGAACCTTTGACCAGCTTGTACAACAACTCCTAGTAATTGTAACAATGTTGGACTTGGTTCTTTGTATGGTAATGGAAAGAACGCATCTCTTAAATTTCCACCTGGTGCATCTACATCTTTAAATTCACCTGGTTGAATTGGTGACGCTTCATCTCTAACTCTAACCCCACGTTGTTTAAATCCTGCAGGTAAGTTAGCTAAAGTTCCAGCATCTAATAATTGACGGAGAGCAGCCGTTGCCGTTCTGCTCAATCCGCCAATCATGTGAATGAGTCCAAAGCCATAAAATCCTAGTCCTGGCAGAAATTTGAAGTGGACAAAATATTGGATTTTATTTTTCTTTAGATCATCGGGCGCATAGTTTCGTCTAATAGACAAAACTTCTCTACTACCTTCTTCGACTGTAACGATGTAAGGTAATTTTATTCCTGTTGGTTCACCATCTGCTCCAACATCTTCGAAACCTTCTAAGTCTAAATTAACGTGGCACTCTAACAAAGTATATACAGGTTCGTTCTTACCTGTCTTCTTAGTTCCTTCTAGTTCACGTTCTTTTTTAGATAATTCTCCATTACTCTCTGTACCAGGAGGACCTAACTCTACGTCTCTGTAAAAACCTGACACCTGTTGTTTTCTTAATTCATTCTCTGAAATTTTCACGGTATGAATAACTGCTTCCGCATCATCTAATGAGGTAGCTGTGTACGGAACAATTAATTCATCCGCTGGTACAAACTTCGATACCACTCTTCCAAGTGGTACGTCGTAGTAAACTTTTTTAAATGTAGATCCAGCTAATGGTAAATGAAATAACATAGAATCAAATTCTGATTCATACTCTTTCATCTGATCCATGATTAAATAATTCATGTAATCTTTAACACGTTGAGACTGTTGCTCTGTTGCAGGATTTTTAATTCCTATAACTTGTGTTCTAACCGGTCCATCACTTGGTAATAATTCTTTATACGCTTGAGCTTGGAACTGTGTTACTGCTTCTGCAAGAACTGGGTGTGTTGCACCTGAAGCTCCTTGAAACGGTTCAGTTCTGTTTTCGTATTTGAAACCTAGTAAATCTAATCCTGTTGTGTAAGCGCTCTCCCATTCTTTTCTAGATGATTTGTAGTCCATGTAATTTTGAACCATTTCATTTCCAACTGGATCTAAAATATCATCAGGTAAAATATCAGCTAAGTTATCAAAATGATTTTCTGTTCCAGGTACATTTATTGATCCTGGTTCAAAGTCTAATGTAACTCCACCGTCTTCTTCTGGGATAACCTCTACAGGTCCTTTTTCAATATCTTCTTCCTGAACACTAACTTCTTCTGCCATCTCTTCTTCTGAAGGGATGTCAATTTTCGTACGAGTGTTAGGGAGTCCTTTGTCTATATCTGCCATTTATTACTCCTATACCTTCTTAGCACGATTAAATAAATAAGACAAGCCCTGTGAATCAGGGTTCATGGATCTTGTCATTGCACCTTCTGGATCACCGCCAGATAGCCCTGCTATACCACCGCCTGCAAATTGATTGCCTCTGTAGTACTCTTGCACAGCTGGCATATAGTTTATAGCTTTTTCTCTATCTTCTCTATAACCTGCTTTAGGAAATATTTTATCCATAACATTTCCAAAAGCAACAGTCGATGGTTTTGTCATTTGCATTGCTTTTCTTTTTGCGTCTGCATCAGACATTAAGGCTGGAACCATTGGATCAATAGCTTTATCTAATCTATCTTCTGTTTGTGTTCTCGCTAGATCTTGAATTAGTGCTTTGTTTTTATCTGCTTGATTATAAAAATTTTCTACTTGTTTCTGTTTCTGTTTTAAATATCTTTGTTCAGGTATTCTACCTTTACCTTTTTGGTTTACAGCAATATTATAAAGTCTGTTTTCTTCGTTAAATTCTTCAAACGTATTATTCATTTCATCTATTGCATTTTCATAAGCAGATATTTTACCTATTTGATTTTCATCTACTCCAGCATCTCTATAACCCTGGTATCTTAATTTTTTATTATCTATTTGAGTTTTATCTCCTAGTGCATAATTAAATAAACTACTTCCTACTGCTTCTTTAAATGATTTACCTGTTGCTAACATATCATAACCAACTAATCCTGCTTCTGCAGCTACAGTAAAACCAAGTGCTGCCGGTCCTAATATATTTCTTAACGCAAACGCACTTCCAAGTCCTCTACCTGCTTGTAATATTTTTTTTGCTAATTCTCCTTCAGTTTTATCAAAGCCATTTGTTAAACCTAAGTTTAATTTTTGTTGTCCTTTTATTGCACACTTAGTTAATGTTGCACCACCATTGCTCATTAAAATTCTACCACCAGCTGCTTTACCACAACCTAATCTTTCTAAATAACTAGCAACTGTTTTAACATTGAACTGATCACCTTTAGCATATTCTAAAGCTTTCTTTTCAATTGCTGCAAATTGTTTTGTAGGATCTGTGTAACCACCACCAACAACCTTACCATCAAAGTCTGTAATCCTAGCTCCCATATTTTTTAATTCTAAAATTTCATCAGCATTTAATTTTCTTGCTGGATTTTTCTTTGTACCTCTTACAATTTGTTCAAGAGCATTAGCTCTTGAGTTATTTGCTGCAGTTAGTAATTGTAGATCTTTTGTAGCTGCTGCACGTGCAACGTCTGTACCCGCACCTACTCCACCTTCATGGTGTAAAACAATTTGTCTTCTAATTAACTCTGATGGTTTTGTTTCACCAAGTTTATTGTAAAATCTTTCATGACTTAAAACATCATTTAATGTAAGAGTAGATGTTTCTCCCATTAGTTTAGTGATACCTTTATCGTCTAATATTTTAGTAAGAAGTTTACTAGGTTCCTCTTTTACTCCATTTGCTATATTTATAAATTTACCAACTTTATTAAAATCTCCATGCGCTCTCCACTCTGTACCATCCTCACGCATGTTCTTTTTTAAACCATAAAAAGTTCTACCTTGTCCTGTTGCAGTGTTGTCAGTAAAGCCTACTATCATACCTCTGTTATTAAATTTTGGTTGATAGGTTAAATCTTTAGGTTTAACTTTATTTTTCTTTTCGTTTTCATACACCCTGTTCATAGACATCATCATCCAACCTTGAGGATCAGAAAAATTTGCTGCAATTTTATATTTTTTTGAATCACCTAATCTGTTTCTTATTTGATTAACAAGGTTAGGATATTTTTCACCATTTAATCCATTTTTGTATTTTTTAAAATCCCACTTTTCTCCTTCAGGTAAATCAAAATTATCTTTTACTTTTATTATTTCTTCTTTAGTTAAAGGTTTGTATTCGGAACCTGTTTTGATATCTTTTTCTATTATTAAATTAGGAAATTTCTTTTTAATTTTAGTAGTATCATAATTTCCATAACCAATATCATTTAAAATAAAATCTCGTAAAACAGATGATTTAATTTTTTTCTTTTTACCTATAAAATTTTTTAATTTTAAATCTCTTTCTTTTGCAAGTTTACCCGCATCAGTTAATGGCCTATTAGCTTCATTATAAACTTTCATATATTCTTTTCTATCTAATGCAGAACCATATTTTGGTTCTTGAATACCTGTTTTAAATGGTATTTTTAATTTTTGATCTCTATATTTTTTAGCTGCATTTAAAGCTTCGGTTTTGTTTTTATAATCTTTTAAATTAAATGATTTACGAAAAAAAATTCTTTTTCCTGTGTTATCTTTTCCTCTTTGAATTTCAACATCAAAAGCATTACCATTATCTCGTAACCGAATATTGTCATCTACTTTTGTACCAGCATACCCGGGCCGTGATCCGTCGTCACTAGGCTTGACTAACATACCACCATCTTCATACCCTGCAC